GTTAGTCTGAATACCGACCCAGTTAGCCGCCGTACCCGCGCCGCCGCCTACGTACTGAAGCTTATCGCCGATAGCTAAAACGTCGTCGCCGCCGATACCTGCGATAGTGCCGCCGACTGAGATAATCCAATAGTCGCCCGCTACAATCTGAGTAAGGTCGCCCGCGATCTTGTCGCCCGCTACAGGTAATAAGCCGCCCGAAGCGTCGAATGAGCCTTGTATGCGCTCAAGCTTATTAATTTCTGATATCACATAATCTTTAGTAGCGATAACTTTTACCGCTGCGCCGTCGTAGTATTTTACTTCGTTAGTGGTATCATTATACCATATCTGACCTTCTACGGGCGTTACGGGGTCTGACGCTAGTTTTTCTAAAACCGCGTTTTTTAACTGATTTAGGTCTAGGTCTATGTCTACGTGAAACAATTTAGCCATGTGTTAACTCCTTTAAAGTTTTGTTTGTTAGTAACCTAAAATATGTACTGTATATGTGTTCGCTGTATTCGAGCGCACTTCTACTACGTTACCCGCAGAGAGGCGCCAATCGACGAAAAGCTGTGTAAGGTCTGCGGCGTCGAAGACTTGTACGTCTGCCACATTAGTAAACCCTACGATAGGCACTTGTACCCAAGTACCTACCTGTAAAGCCGAAATAGAAAACGATACTTTCTGTAGTGAGAGCGTGCCGCCTGAGCCGCCGCCCCCTGTAGAAGGGTTCATTAGCCATACTTGTAGGGCGTAGTCGTTCTTAGCTTTACCGCCCGTGAGCAAGTCGCGTGCGGCTTTTTTTAAGACCTCTAAGCCGTGGTCGTCTACGTTAGGCATTTTATGAACTCCTTAAGCCGTTAGGCCATAAAATAAAAGAAGTAAGTACGTACTTAAATGTTACTCAGCAGCTACGGGCGCTACTACCTGCTTATTAGCTTCTTTAAGCTTTAGCATGGCCTCTCTAAGAGCCTCGCGGCCTTTAAGCTCGATAAGACAAGCTTCTTTGTACTCAGGCGAAGTCAGTTTAGACTCTACTTGAGCTTTTAACATACGCTGCGAAGCGTGTTTAATTTCGTTAAAAGACATTTCTAGTTTCATAGCTTCGTAACGCTCAAAGGGCGTCATTTCTTTTTTAGTTTTAGCTTCTGACATATCCTATCGCTTTCTGACCTTTAGAGTTTTTACCTATGGCTATCTCGCCGCTCTTCATATCCTGACGACTATCGTCAGGTACAAACCATAAAAACCAGTAAGGACCTTCTTTATTAATGCTCTTAATTTCTATACGGTTAGGTAAAGTATCACAGAAGAGCGTAAGTACGTCGGCGTCTTTAGCTTTCACATATCTAAGTCGTGTCGTCTGTGGTAGCACTATCTAACTCCTCAAAATGAAAAGGGCGCCTTTTAAGCGCCCCTTTACCCTTCAGCTTTTCGCAGTCGGGGCGGTCTTGGTTAATATTAAACTGTAGTAGTTACTACGCGCTTATTATCTAACTGCTTCATACCTAACAAAGTAGTACAGTTTACGCGGTAGCCACGCTTACCGATAACGCCAAGGTCGAACTCTTTAACTTCGATACCTTTCTGAGAAGCCATAGTAAAGTATGACTTATGAAAGTCGTAAACTGTAGAGCCTACCACAGTTGTAAAGTGCGGCATAAAACCCGCTAACTGTGAAGGTAACTCGCCCGTAACTAAAGGCGAGCCACTAGCTACGAAGTCCGAAGACGTAAAGCCTGTGATATTAAAGATATCGTTTAACGGTCCCGCGCCTAAAATTTTATGACGGTCAGACATAGGCACTTTAGCAGTATCTAAAAGCTCTTTCGACGCTAAAATGTCAGCTAATGCGTATGTACCCGCAGTTACCGCTAGTAACGTGTGGTCAGGCGCCGCAGCCGAAGGGATTGTTAAAGAGATAATTAAAGATTGAATCTTTTTTTGAATAGAGTAGATCGCTAAAGATTTTAACTTTTCTACGAAAGGTAAAGACTGTAATTTAGCTTTATCAGTTACGATAAAGTCTTTTACTAGCTGCTTATTAATTACAAGCTGCTGACCTGTAATAGTAACCGCTTCAGCGTCATTAGCTGACTCTTCAGTCGGTAACTCGCCCGCTTCTGCGAACTCAGGAATACTAGAAATGTTTACAGTGTCGCCTAAAGCAGAAATTTCGCCTTCGTAATCTTTAGAAATTAAAGACTCGAAAGGTAACTCAGCTAAAAGTACGTCATAGTAATTTTTAGACCATACTTCGGGTACGATTACGCTTGTCTCAGTACTTGCTCTCATGTGTGCGTCAGCCATTGTGGACTCCTTTAAAAAGTTTGTAGGTCAGGATTAGCCCTGCCCTTTATATTGTCGTGTTAATGCTTCGTATGCAGCTTTGTCCGAGTCAGACTTAGTTTTAGACCACTTCGCTTGTGCTGAGATAACCATTTCTAGGGTTACATTAGCGTTAGGGGGGTTACTACCGCCCTGCGGGGTCATAGAGTTTACGTGAGGCACGTCGCCAGTAAACCAGTTAGGGCGAGACTGTTTAAGCCTTGCTATAGCTGCGGCTGCGCCGCTGACTACTACCCTACCGTTACTTAAAGTCTCGGTTACTACTTCTGAGAAGTCAAGTAGCTCTAAATCAGGTATTGAAACGGGACTAATGCCTAGCTTAACGGCTTCAGCCGTTAGGGCTTTGTACTTGGCTTCGTCTAAGACAGCTTTCTTAATCTGTACGTTTTCGGCTCGAAGTGTGGCCGCCTCTTGTTCGTTAATTTCGGCTAAAGTTTTCCAATCGTCTTTCGACTTCAGACCTTGAGCCCTAGCGTCGGCAAGGTCCCGCTCTAGTTTTTCTCTTTTTTGCCTCTCAAGAGCCGTCTGTTTTCGGGCCTCGGCGACTTCGTCGACCATAGGCTCAGTCGGCGGTACGGGCGGGGTATTAGGTTCGTTAGGTTCGTTAGGTGTGATAGGTTCGTTAGCCATAGTCTGACTCCTTAGTTTATGGGTTATCGTTTTTTAGTAGATAGTATGCGGGCTATTTTACTGGCGTAAATGTTTTTTAATCGACGCATGACGCTAATTTTAAAAGTCTCGCCCTTCAAAGGTATGAAACGCCTAGCGGGTACGCCGTTATCAGTACCCACATTATTACCTTCGGCGCGGTCTTTTACGGCTTGAGGTGCGTACGAGGGTATGCCCATGCGTAAGATATTCTTACCGATAGCATAGGCCCTGTACCAAGAGAGCATAACGCCCGTGAGGTTTAAGTTAACAGGCGTCTTAGACTTTCTATCTGCGGGGTATACCTTAGCGTCTTTGTATTTAGTGAAACGTCTAGAGCCCGTATTAGTATCGACGGGGCTCGTACCCGAAGCGATAAGAGGTAGTATAGTCTGCTCGATAACTTCAGTACGTACGCGGTTAACTAACTCGTCGTCTACTAAGTTATCTTTGAGTTTTCGCATGACGTCTGCCGTAAGTGGTAATTTTACTTTTAATTTAAACATATTAAAACTTCAATAGGTCGTAGAGACCCTGCTCGTCTAGAAATTGCGCTAAGTACTCGTTACGTATGACCGCTAAATTAATTTCGGCCCTCGTCTGAAGCCCTAATATATTTCGTAAGGCAGCGTAGAGGTCTGTAGGCGTATACACATTCTTAAATTGTGAGGGCTTAAAGTCGACCTCTTCGGCGATAATGTCGGCCTTGATACGTTTTATCTCGGCCATTATGCCGCTCTTATAGTTTTCGCCCTCGTCAGGTAAGAACTGACGCCGAGGTATTCGAGGCGTCTTATTAGATAAGTGATTATGCCCGTCTGCGGCCCCTGCTCGGTCGCCGAAGACGCCTACGGTAAGTACGTCAGACGCTTGGTAGTCTAACTGGTCTTTCATATCACCGTTAGCCTCTAAGTTAGGTCGAGAGTTACCGACTTCGCGCTTTTTTAGCTTCTTATATCCCGCAGATAAGGGCGTAAAGCTGCCTTTACCTGCTACAGGACTTCGCTCTTGTTCGATACTAATAAGAGTCTGCTCGACAAGATACTCGCCTACGGCTTCGTTAACGAGCTTTTTAACTCGCTTCGGTAGCTTCTGACCGTCGAAAAGGTCTATGTCTACCGAAGTCTCGCTCTTGTCTGTGGTCTTACTAAATACTTTCACGTACGTACTTACTCCTTAACGGGTTTTTTAGGTACTTTTTTAGGGGCCTTTTTAGCTTTAGGTACGGCTTTAGGGCCTTCTACAGGCGGCGTATTAGGCTTTTCGTCTGCGTCTTCGGGCTCTTCTGTAGGGTCTACAGGCTCGCCGTTTTCGTCTAACTCAGGCTCAGCGTTAGGGTCTATAGGATTACCGTCAGCGCCCACATTAACGTCTATACCTGCCTCGGTACGTGCCTGCATAGATAACATAGTCTCTTCTATCTCTTGTTCGATAAGCTTTAAGAGCTTCTCTTCGGCCTGCTCTTCGTTAAGGCTTGGGTCGTCGCGCATAATCATGCCGATACGAGTATCTAGGCCCATGTCTTTACGCATTTTTAAGACTTCGAGCTTTTCTTTCTCGGTCATAATAGGGTTAGCGTCGTTGAACTTGACGATATAATTCTTTTCAAAGCCGTCAGGTAAAACTAAGTCTTTATACTCGTCTGCTAGGTTATTACCGTAGGCTTTTAACGTCTCGTTAATGGCCTTCACAATGTGGACCTCGTTATCTATAAATATTTGTCTTTGGTCCTGTACGTCCTCTAATGACTCTGCCATATCTAAAAGTAACGCGATACCCGAGGCTACACTTTGAGAGCCGTTAAGCTGCGTACTTACGCCCGACGTACTTAAGTTATTAGTCGTAAGATAAAGAGCGATATACATTTCTACTAAAGACCGTAAAGCGTCTAGCTGCGGGTTAGCAGATAAGAAGCCTAGCTCGGGCTTGGCTTGGTTTTCGCTACCTTTGTACTCCACAAGTATAGACTTTGTAACGCCGACTTTAATCATGCGAGGTAAGTTTTCGCCAGTCATATAAAACTGACCGTAACCTTGAGTTACCCCTACGTGGGTCGTGTGTGTGATTACAGCGTTAAGTAAGATAGCGCCGTCGATTAAGTCGTTACCGCCTTTAGCCCAGAAAGACCCGTCTTGGTCGATAGCGAAATTAATATGATTAAACGACTTTAACTGATTATCTTGTACCTTTAGGCCCTTGTCGTTAGCGATAACATTACCGCCCGAGTCAGTCGTAAAGTGGTAGCTCTTAGACCAGAAAACATAAGTCTTGTTAGACTGATTAGCGCCCTTGTCTTCGGGGCTATTAGCGATACTTTGGTCTACGTTGTCAGCACGTACCGCGCCTAGTGGCGTAACTACAGGTACTTTAGAGTTACGGCTATCAAGGTCTGCGAGGTCAGTACTTGGGTGTGTGTAATCAGATAACACAATAGCGATAGGCTTCGAGCGGTCATACTCAGACTCTAAAGCGTCGTATAAGTACGGCTGAAGCGTCTCTAGGTTAATCTTATATTTAGGGACTGTAGAGTTACCCTCATAGCAAGGGTAAGGCTTTACGAAGACGTCTACGTTTTTCTGAAGCTTCAGAAAGCGGTTAGTCGTCTTCATGGTCTCAGTTAATTTAAAAAGTTTTTCGATAGCTTTAAGCTTCTTAGTGGCCTCTTCGTCGCCTGAGATAATACGCTCGACGCCATTAGAGTAGACGCGAGCGAGCTTATCGACGACTTTACGTACAAAGCTAATGTTACTTAAAGCGTAACGCATTTCGTTTACAGTATTAGACTCGAACTGACGAAGTAAGTAACTAAGTACGTAGTGATTAGTCATATCTTTATAGCATTGATAGCGCTTATAAGCTTCGTACTTACGTGCTTTGTTTTCTTGACCTTCAATCTCTTGAATGATTTTAGCCCGCTTATTAATATCTAAAATGTCTGACTCGCGTGTAAGCTTCATAGTAGCCCCTTATCGGATAGTAGTTTGTAAAGTGCCTTTAGCGTTGCCGCTGAAAGGGAATAAGATATCGCACATATAGTCTAACCCGTCAGAGTAATGCGTCAAGTTGGGGTTATCTTTGAGCTTTTCTAGGGTTATTTTATCTTGCTCTACCCCTACAAAGTCTTTTCTTATGCCCTTACACGTCAAAGAATTAAACTTAATCATACCTTTATCGAGCAGGTTGTTCACATTAAGCTGACGCTTTCTAAAGTCAGGCGCCGCAGGTCTAAAGCGCGTCTCATACCCTGCATTACGTAATACTGTGATATCGGGTAAGCCTTTAGTCGAGCGAGCTTTACCCGCAGGGTCGGGGTAGATAATCGTATTATGCGGGTAAAAGCCTCGGGCCTGCATAGCCTCTACCATATTATTAGTCGAGTAGCCCTGCTTACCCTTTAGCTCTATCTCTGAAAGGCCCGCGAGACTATAGCCGTCGTAGCCCCATATCGTCGCGCAGAAGGGGTCTACGTTAAAGTCCATAGAGATATGAAACTGAGTAAAGTCGTTTAGTTTTAAAGTGTCGTCATGGTTTTTAAGCGGGTCGTATGAGTAATAAAATAGACTCTCGCTCATATTAACCCATAGGCCACGTCTGTACGCCTCTAGCATTTTAACGTCGTACGACGCTTCTAAGTTATCTATATAGAAGTCGCCTAGGTTGTGTAAGTTATCGTCGGTCGAGCCGTAGATAATACGAAAGCCCTTCGGCGGGTTTTCTATCATGTACTCGTAGTACTCTGAGATATGGCCCTCGGGCGTACCGCT